ACTGGGGAGATCATTCTTACTAAACCCACAGGATATGGTGGTAGTGGTACGGGTGGCACTGTTACACAAGATACGAGTAAATCTACTGGCGTCACACTGAATAAATTGTGTGGTCAGATTACGATGCACGCTGCGTCACTAGCACAAGACACATCGGTATCGTTTGTATTTACGAATAGTTATATCGATACAACTGATGTTCTTATAGTGAATATTGCATCCGGCGGAACAGCAGGCGCGTATGCTACACAGGTTGAATTGATTAATACGGGTTCGTGTCGTATATCATTGTTTAACCATAGTAGCGGTAGTTTATCTGAAGCGGTAGTCCTTAATTTTGCAGTGGTCAAAGCGGTTAACGCGTAAGGAGTAGTCATGGCTAAAACCCCAGCGTGGCAACGCAAGGAAGGCAAAGACCCTAAAGGCGGTTTGAACGCTAAAGGTCGTGCTTCATATAACGCAGCAACAGGTGGGAATTTAAAACCGCCTGCCCCTAACCCAAAGACCAAAGAAGATAAAGGTCGGCGCAAATCTTTTTGCGCCAGAATGTCCGGGATGCCGGGACCTATGAAAGACGAGAAAGGACGCCCAACCCGAAAGGCTTTGGCGCTAAAAGCATGGAAATGCTAACTTGTACTAAATGCAAAACTGATAAACTCGCTACTGCGGAGTTTTTTCCACTACATAACAAAAAGATAAACGGTTTGGATAGTTGGTGTCGCGCTTGTCGCGCTACTTACAGAAACGGTATTAACAGAGGGAAATTCCGAAATGTTATATCTGATTCACACTTACTCGATATTAAAGCTAGTGTAACCGAATGCGTCATCTGTGGGAGCGCGGAACCTTTAGTGGTAGACCATGACCATATAACGGGCGCTGTGCGTGGTATGTTATGTAACCATTGCAATAGGGGGCTTGGGCATTTTAGGGATGACCCGATGCTTTTGGAATTTGCCGCACAGTATTTGTACGCTTCGAGCGAATCCCCGAAATGGGATGAATACCTAAAATCTTCTAAAGAGTGCTGACATGGCTACATCTAAACCAAATAATGCAGCGCTTTGGAGCCGTGTAAAAGCAGAAGCCAAACGAAAGTTTGATGTCTACCCATCTGCGTATGCAAATGCTTGGGCTGCTAAAGAGTATAAAAAACGCGGAGGTACTTGGTCTGGTGCTGACAACCGAGTAAAGAAAAATGGCTAAAGGCGGCTTAGGCAAATGGTTCGGGGAGAAATGGGTTGATGTTAAAACCGGACAAGAGTGTGGGCGTTCTGGCGCTGAGAAATCTAAGCGCGGGTACCCCGCTTGCCGCCCTCAAGAAGCCGCAAAGAAATTAACTGCTGCGGATAAAAAGACTATTTCCGCAAAGAAAACTGGGCCAGCAAGGCAGTCATGGCCTGTAACCCCGTCAGGGAAGCGAAGGAGTAAATAACCATGGCAGTTTCATCGAACTGGATTCAAGGTGCAATTAAAAAGCCCGGAGCTTTACGTAAGACATTAGGCGTAAAGAAAGGTCAAAAGATTCCTATAGCGCAGTTAGCTAAGGCTACAAAGATGCCGGGTAAAACTGGACAACGTGCGCGATTAGCGCAAACATTAAAGAAACTAGGGAAATAACAATGAGTAAAATGTACATTCGTGTAAGGAAAGACGGTTTTATTTACGACTACAACGATATTCTTGCACGTAATCCTGAGTGCGAGGTTGTGTCTGAGGAAGTTGCATATCCAGAACGGTTCGTTAATCCGAATGCTGTAGAGGAAGTTAAGGCAGCGCGTACACGACGAAAAGCTGCACTTGATCTAACAACTGCTGACATTCCTGAGCCACCAGTCTATACTCCGCCTGAGTTAGCGGCTGATGCATCTAGGGGACTACCTGAATGACACCGAACGAAGTCATTACCGAAGTACGACAGGTCATACAAGATACGCGTGTGACCTTTCGTTATAGTGATACTACTTTATTGGGGTTTGTTAATACCACGATAAAGCGTATCGCTATTCTTCGTCCTGACTTATTCACAGTCATTGGTGATATTAGTGTTACTGCGAACTCAGTAGTTCAGAGTTGCCCCGCAGGTGCTATGCGTTTGATAGAAATATTTCAAGTAAAGAATGGTGATGCGCTTACTGAAGTATCTCGGGAGATGTTAGATCAAACGTACCCTGAATGGCGTACAGAGTCTCCCGGGGTACCAGTTAACTACATGCGTCATGTGCGTAACCCTACGCAGTTCTTTTTAGTTCCTAGACCTGTATCTAGCGTCATACTAGTTGGTGAATATGTAGCGTCTCCTACGACGTATGCATTGAACGATACAATCTCTTTACCGAATGTGTATTTCCCAGTATTAGTTGATGGCGTTGTATTTATGGCAGAGTCAGTAGATAACGAACATGTTAATTCTGGTCGTGCTAAGTTGTATCAGGATTCATTCACTCAGTTGTTAGGTGTCGGTCTGCAGTCACGCTCTGTGACTGACACAGAAGCAGGCGGGCTTGACCCGAGTCAGGTGATCTGATGGCTACCCGTGACTTTTCTTCACTCGCTGTACGATTACAACCTGTTGTTCCGGGTTGTCCACGACAGACGATTGTGCAGTACATACGTGATGCTGCGATAAAAACTTGTGAGCGTACTCTTACATGGCGCTATCAGGTGCCTAGGTTTGATCTGACTGCGGGTACGTATATCTATAGTTATCGTCAGCCGTTTGATTCGCAAGTACACGCTGTATTTTCAGTGTTATTAAACAATATCCCACTGGAAGTTCTAACACTTGATCGTGCACTTGAGCTATACCCTGCATGGGCGGATAAGTACACTACATCAGGCGATATTGCGTTGTATGGTAGTCAGCCACGTTCTGTAACTGAAGTTTCTCCTGATGCGTTTGCAGTGCTTCCATTACCAGATGCAGAGCGTACATACAATGTACGGATGTTTGTAGCATTAAAACCTACACGAACAGCATCTGGAATGGATGAAGTAATTTTTAATGATCTCGAAGATGTCATGATGCACGGTGCGTTACAACATCTACTAGCACTACCGAAAACAAACTGGTCAGATAGAGAGTTAGCGACGTATCACGCTAAACAGTATTTAACCCAGTTAGTCGAGCGTCGTGCACGGGCTAATCTCGGTAATGCACGGGGTACTTTTGCGGTGCAGATGCAGCCGTTTGGAGTTTAATCATGGCGACCATTCGCTTAGTAAAAGACGACACTGGCCCACAACTACGGCTAACGTTTACCGATTCTCAAACCGGGGATGCAGTAGATTTATCAGGCGGTACTGTTACGCTGTATATGAGAGCAGTTAATACTACGACTGTATTAGTTACACGACAGGCGATTATCCAAGCACCAGCTACTGCAGGTATTGTAATTATAGCGTGGCAGGTAGGTGATTTAAATTTAGCTGCTGGAGATTATGAAGGTGAGGTCGAGGTACTACTAAGTAGTGGCCTGCGTGAAACACAGTTTGATCTGTTGCAATTTACTGTGCGAGATGACTTCACATGAAACTGAAGATAAACGTCCCCTACATCAAGCTGCGAACTACTGCGCTGGCAAAGCGTATGGTTGTAGCTGTTGGGGAGTTTATCGCCGCAATTGTGCGTTCAGATACAATTAGTATTGTAGATTTATTTTCAAAGCGCCCAACAAAAGTTCGTAATGAAACAATTACAATAGGTGAAACAAGTATTCGCTTACCGCGAAAAAATATTAGCACTGGGGTAGCATTATTTGAAGGTGGCGACCCACCATATTTTTTACAGGACTATGTTGTAGGTGCACCTGAAAATCAGACCTATACGCTAGTCGGTGGGTTTAATAAACAAGTAGCAAAGGTTCTAAACGAAATACCAACCGTAACTGAGGTAGTAGCTAAAACACTACCGGCAAAAAGTATCGCTGAAAATATCTATGCAACCGATGATGTTAATGGTGCAGCCGCTGGGGATGATCAGATTACGCAGTATTTTAAAGTACTAACTGAACCTGCGCATATAACTGACGCAGCAGCAAAAAATTTAGCTAGAGTATTAATAGATATATGTAACACGACAAGTGCCGGGTCATTAAGTATCCAAGATTATACGGTCGATATGACTTATTTCTTGGAAGATTATGTTGGTACAGGGCGTAGCTGGTCATACGGCAGGCGCTTAGT